GCATTAAGAAACCTACATTTATCTAATTTTCATAAAATGCAGAATAATAAGATGAGCAGAAGTACCTCTACTTTTTCAGAGTTCATAGATAATGAAATAGACAATATAGAGTTCGAGGATGAGTTTAATTCCATAACAGAAAGTAAGACTAAGTTTGATAAGCTAATAGATAAAATAGATCACGTTGTTGATGATTGGTATTGGTACGACAAAAAGCTATTCAACATATATTTTTATGATGATATGAGTATGAGAGAGTTGGCGAAGGCTACTAAAATAAGTTTAAGTTCAATATTTAACACAATAAGTAATGCGAAAGAAAACATCAGGAAGTCAGCGAAAAAAGAGTACGAGGACTACAAAAAAAGCAAAGGAAGCCTCTAAAGGTTTAGGGGATTCTGTTGAGAAGGTATTTAAGGCAACAGGAATAGATAAAGTTGCTAAATGGGTTTTAGGAGAGGATTGTGGTTGTGATGAGCGAAAAGCTAAATTGAATAAGCTATTCCCATACGTTAAGCCTGAATGTTTGAATGAGGATGAGTATCAATACCTAAAGGAATATGTTGCAGCGAGAAGCCCTAAGATAAATCCTGAGACACAAAAGAGATTACTTATTATTTATAATAGAGTGTTCCACGAGAAGAAAGAGCCTACTAATTGTAGCCCTTGCTTTATAAAAGGGGTTCACAATAAGTTGGTTAAGTTGTACGAAGAATATAAAAAGGATGAGTAGGTTTATATACAAAGTGCCGATTGATGATGTTAAGTATCGTAAACTTAATAAAGACAAAAGCATAAACTCATATTTTGGAGTTAAGTATGTTGGTAAATGCGTTAAAATATTTAACGACTATTACTTGAGTACTGTTAAGATAACAAAGGAGGGTTGGGAGAAATACTACGGAGATAACTTTGGTTATCAGAAACTTGGCTATGTTATGGGTAAAATACAAGAGAAGTGTTATTCCTATGGGCTTAATGATGCCGAAATAAAGAAGTATATATTGCATCGTGTTATAGGGCAAACTTGGAACGGTATGATGAATGAGGAGATTGTCATATCTGAATTGAATAGGTCATTTCCTAAATGTACTTTCAATAAGACTACATTTGAGATAGATCACGAATATTGTATTGATTGGGAGATGTTCTACAAAGGCAGTCTTTTATTGGGAATACAAGTAAAGCCTATATCCTACAAGTACATGAGTACTCCTTATCAGTTAAGGGCAAAAGAAAATCATGAAATAAAGAATAAATCTTATTCCCAACAATACGCTCCATACGTTTATGCTTACTATAAAGATGGGGAGATAAAGGAAAAAGAAGAATTAATAAATAAGATAAACACAATTCTATACACTAAAACATAATATTATGCCAATTCCAAAACCAAAGAAGTACGAGGAAAATAAAGAGTTCATGCGTAGATGTATGAATAATGCTAAAATGATTCAAGAATATTCTGATAGAGACCAAAGATTTGCAGTATGCCAAACGTCTTGGACTCAGCAGTTTACGCCTAAAAAGTAATTTTTATTTGTTAATTACTTGTTTATATCGTTAATAGTTCTTATGTTTGTCTTTTAAATAATAGAGACAATGAAAAAAGCATTATTAACAGCATTTAAGATTCCCAAACTTGCAGTTGCACTTATGTTTTTCCTTGTATATTTTTACTTGGAAACAATACTACTTATGATCTACTATGTAGTACAAGCTCCGTTGAGATTCCTTCTCAATCATATAGAGAGATTAATCAGTAAAATTTTAAATAATACATAATGAAAAGAACAAAAGACGTTTACTTGCAGTATCAAGTTGAATCATTAGAGAGAAGAATGAATCTATTGAGGGATATGCAAATGGAGATTCTCGATGAGAGAGTTCCAAAAAGAGTTAAAGAGGTATTAATAAATCAAATATTACAGGATGAAAGCGATAGATAAGTTAGATGATATGTATTGGGATATAGATAAGTTTACCAATTATGTTTGGAACAAAGACTCCGATCAAGAATTTAATAATGAAATGCACGATTTCATTGTATCGGTTGGAGATTCTATTGAGTTTGTATCGGACAGAATAGACGTTATCGAGAACAATATACTCGACATAAAAGAGACCTTACACAATATATTACATAATACTGATTCAGGCGTAAGCAGGTTGGAGGCTAAGGAGATTTTGAGTAAAGTGAATATTATATTTAACAAACTAAATGATTAAACAATGGAAAACACAATTATAACATTAGATGGTAAGTTTTGGGGTAAAGATGATCTTGTCTCAAAAATGTATGATGATGAGTTTTATTATGGGTACTTAGCTTCAGCAGTATTGAGTAGTAGCTCTCTAAAGGATTTACTTAAAAGTCCTAAGGTTTATTATAACGCTTTAATGAGAGAAAACAATAATGATTCTCAAGCATTAAGAGATGGACATTTGTTTCATCAAAGCGTATTAGAGATAGATAAGTTCTCGGAAAACACATTTGTAGATGTTAAGTCGAAAGCTACTAAAGTATATAAAGAGGCTCTTGCTTCAGCAAATGGCAAAAAGGTTTACACCGAAAGCGAAAGATTAAACGCTTTGAGGTTGAGAGATGCCTTTATGCGAAATGATGAGATAAGAGAAATGATTGAAGCCTGTGATTATGAAATCCCAATCGTAGGAGAGGTAATGGATATGCCATTTAGAGGCAAGGCTGATGCTGTTTGCGATAGCTTTCTGTTGGACCTGAAAACGACAACAGATATTCATTCCTTCTATTACTCGGCAAAGAAATGGCACTATGATATTCAAGTGTATCTTTACTGCAATCTATTTGGCATTGACTACAAAGACTTTTTCTTTGCTGTTATAGATAAGCAATCATTGGAGTTAGGGCTTTACGATTGCTCGGAGGAGTTTTATTTTAGAGGAGAGTCTAAAGTCGCTCAAGCGATTGACACTTATAAAGAATACTTTACTCAACATGATGAGGGTATTGTTTTAGACAAGAAGAAAATATACAATTACAATATCAAAGGAACATTGTAAAATGGAGACAGCAGAACTTAGAAACGAGATGAATAAATATCAAGAGGCTTTACTTTCAGAGAAGTTAAAAGAAGAACCTAACTTTGAAGTGATCCGACATATACAACAAAAGATAGATGAGATTGAATCTTATTTGGAAAATGTTAATTAAATGTTTATATTTGTATTATGAGCGATAGAAAAAAGATACCAATATATTCAGGAGTATTAAATTACTTTCCCGATGCAATAAGAGAAGTTGCTAAATGCAGTTATGTAGGGCAACAACAACACAACCCTATGCTACCTTTAGCTTGGGATAGGTCAAAGAGTGGGGATGAATTAGATGCACTTGCAAGACATTTATTAGAAGTGGGAACTATCGATAATGATGGAGTTCGTCATTCTGCAAAGGTGGCTTGGAGGGCTTTAGCTAACTTACAAAAGGAAATTGAAAATGAAAAATTATAACAGCAAGAGAGCTGCTTTCTTAGTAATTACACTTATAACCATTATGATTTGGTATAATATATATAAAATATTTTGTTAATGGTAAAAGATAGATCATATTATACAAAGGAAGAGTGTTTTAAAGATGTCTTAGCTTCATTGAGAGCAAACATAATTGATGATGTGGAGTTAGATATGATTATGGATTATTATGAGGAGTTAGAATACTATGAGTGTTGTAGTGGAATAAAAGAGGCATACGAATATTTTAAACAAGAAAACGATGAAGTGTAAAAGATTAAGAGACATTATAGAATATGAGACAGGCTTGAGCTTGTCAACGAATACAAGGCGTAGAGAATATGTACAAGCGAGAGGTATGTATTACTATATATTGAGGAAAGAGACTAATATGTCTTTACAGGCAATATCAGAAACAGTTAAGAAGAACCACGCAACAATATTGCACTCAGTAAATAATTTTGATAATTGGTTGGTTGCCGATAGCGATTTAAGCAAGGTATATAGAAAGGTCTTGAGATCGTTCCTTAGCTTAAAGGATGTTAATGAATTAACTACCACTATCAATAAGGGAGAGATAATAGAATCGATAATGAATGAAAACGAACTATTGAAAGAGAAGTTACTTGAAATGAATCGAGAGGTTGACAAGGTTCGTGAGAACCCTTTAGTTGACTTAGTTTGTGAGATTCCCGAAGAAAGGAAAGGGGAGGCTCTTGAGCGAATACAGTTAATGGTTCAAGGTTGGAGTTGGAAGTATGAAGATAAATGCGAAATCATTGGGGGGTTTAATTCAGTAGATGCGTACTAATGATAGTAAGAGATAACGAAATAAAAGTAATAGATAAAAAGATAGAAAAGATGAGTAAAGGATTGAAGAAAGGATTTTGGGCAGGGTTATTAGCATTTGTATTGGCAAAGATAACTCATTTGTTAGTTACACTTGCAATAGGCATTTGGCTTGTTGTGGCGTTTGGATATACGGAAACAGTTAGAGATGTAGCTATGTTTATAGACAGTCCAATGGTAGGTATTATATATCTTATATTTGTAACACGATTTATTTACCTTAAGATAACAAAATAATATTATGGGGAGACCAAAGAAGGGAGAAGAAAAAAGAAAGATGAGGAGGATCGGAGAGCCTAAGGTTCCTGAACCACCAAAAGAAGAAGTAAAGAAGGTTGATGGCAGAAGAAACAATGGTGCTGTAAAAGGTGTTTCAAGAGGACAAGGAAGAAAGCCTAAAGCTAAAGAGGAGGACATTAAGAACTTTTCCCTCAAGGCTATGAAAAAGGTTTTTGGTAGCGAGGATAAGGCTTGGTTGAAACTTGCCGAATTATCACAAAACAGTTTCCCTCATTTAAGGTTGCTTTGGGAATATAAGTACGGAAAACCAAAAGAGCAGAAAGACCTTAATGTTAAAGCTGAAATAAATATACCAATAGTTAACTTCTTGGATAAAGAGAAAACTATCGACATCGAATCAGAAGAAGTAAAAGGAGATGAATAGCATTGATCTGAATCCTAAATATCAGAGTTTATTTAATAGTGATAGCAGATACCACGTTGTTACAGGAGGTCGAGGTTCAGGTAAATCCTTTGGAGTAAACACCTTCTTAGTATTACTTACTTACGAGAAAGGTCATCGTATATTGTTTACTCGATATACAATGACATCGGCAGGTATGAGTATTATTCCTGAGTTCCTTGAGAAGTTAGAATTAATGGGGGTTGCAGAGCATTTTACAGTTACTAAAACTGAAATCATAAACAATCTAACAGGCAGTTCAATATTCTTTAGTGGTATCAAGACATCAAGTGGGGATCAGACAGCGAAGCTAAAGTCTATACAAGGCGTTACCACGTTTGTATTGGATGAGGCAGAGGAATTGTTGGATGAGGAGAGTTTCGATAAGATAGACTACTCTATTCGTGCTATGGGGATGCAAAACAGATGTATTCTTATTCTTAACCCTACCACAAAAGAACATTGGATATACCAAAGGTTCTTCCAAAATAGAGGGATTGCCGATGGTTTTAATGGGCAAGAAGAAAACATAAACTATATCCATACAACATACCTTGACAACATTCAGCATCTTTCTGAATC